TGCGAGTTCCGCTTCAGCGTTCAGACCGTGGATTGCCTTGAGGTCTTGTGCCAGTTCCAAGGAGTACTCAGCTTTGAGTGCTCTGGACTTAGCGGTTACGGTGACTTTCTCGATCGAGAATGCCATCTGGTTGAAGTGATCACCAGAACCTGAACCCAGATTCTCAGAGTCACCAGTTACCATACCTTCACCGACATTGTAGCCAGTGGAGGATGCAGTACCAACAGGGTTGAGAACTGCAGGGTTGTCACCAGACTGAGAAGTAGTACCCAGACCAGCGTTGCCGTCTTCGAAACCAGCAGTCAGGTTGAAACCATCATCCTGACCTGCGAATGCGGTATCCGCTTCGTTGAACAGAGCTTCAGTACCAGACTGAGACTCATAGCGGGAACGCATTGCGAAGATCAGTCCAGTAGGACCGTTCATTGGTTGAACACCAGCCAGGTCATATGCGACCAGGTTAGGCATTGCACGTCTAATCAGAGAGATCAGAACAGGGTCGAAACCAGCGGTAGGACCAGCAGCAGGTGAACCACTACCAAAACCACCTTCTGCACCAGCAGCGTTAGCGGAGTTGGTTGGGGTTTCCATCAGGTTGATACCTGACTGGAATGCTTGTTCTTCTCTGAGGAATTTTTCTTGGTTCTCGAGCAGGACTGAAGTTACAGCTCTACGATGTTGGTCTTTGATTGGATCAAGACCTTCATAGTCGAGAAGTGGGCTCCACTTTTCCTGCAGATGTTCGGATTGAAACATTTGCCTTTACTTAATAGTTGTTTGTGTTTGAATGAATGTTAAATTCACTTTTTGAATGCACCAAGTGCTCTCATGTACTGTTCCATACCTGTAGAGGTAGGAGCAGGGGTTGAATCCACACTTTCAGAGATTGTCTCTGGTGCTTCTGATTTTGCCGTAGGTGCCTTGGAGAAGTATGACTCCTTCAGGGTCTCCAGCTTTTCACGATATTCGTCTTCACTTTCAAACTCTACACTTTCAGCAAGTGAAGCGAGCTTCTCTTTCTGGGTCTCAGCAAGACCTTCAGAGACGACTGAAAGAACGGTGTCTGCAGTAGACTCAGCGAGTCTCTTGTTCAGACCAATGTTCTTCTCAATCTGCTCATTGAGTTTAGTCTCCATATCATCAAGTTTCTCTACCATGCTCTCAAGAACATCATATTTCTCTTCAGGGATAGTTACATAATGCTCTTCAAAAAGACCCTTCATGCCAGACAGGAAGGATTCAGTCATTTCGGTCTTGAGACCATGTTCGATAGCCAACTCATTCTCGGTCATCCACTCTTCGCAGACATATTCGAGATATGCGTCAACTCTTTCGGTGAGTTGTCCCTTCAGGGACTGTCTCTCCTCTTCCAGACGCTCAGCGTACTGGACCTCCAGGGTTTCCTGGATTTCTTTGATTTTAGAGGTTAATGCGGCTTCAAAGATGACACGTGCCTTTTCTTTGAATTCTTCGGAGAGTTCTTCGCCACCGAGAAGTGCATTTACGTCTTCTTCGATGTCAACGGACTCTTCGGTAACTTCTTCAGATTCGGATACAATCTCTTCCTCTTCGAGGACTTCCTCTTCGGTTTCGATCTCTTCCTTAGCCATTTTCTTCATAGGATCAGCAGCTTTTGCACCTTTGTTAACTACATCACTGACAGTAGCGATCTTAGGCTCTTTGAGCTTTGCAGAATCGTTGTCAGGTTTGTAGTTCTCAGGTGTTGGACCACCGAGATCTTCGTAGGAAGTTGACAGGCCTTCGCCTGGGCTGGAAAGCTTACCCATACCTTCAGCAGGTTTAGCGTTCGCGTTCACAGCAGTTTTTGATTGCTCCATTTCTTGTAAATCTCCACGAGACATTTGAAGTTACTCCGATTAACCTTTTTTAATCTATATTTATTTATAAATTGTATAATTCAATATAATCAAAGATTATTTAAGAAGTTGTTGAATAAATCAAGTTTCTTCTCATCAAGCTGACCTTGAGTTACAAGCGTGTTGATTTGCTTGTAAGTCTTCTTTGCGGTCTGCTCTCTAAGGATGCCACCATCCCAAACCCACTCTTTACCTTCCATGATACCTTCAACGAAAGCATCTGGTGCAGAGGGGTCGGCAACGATATCAGCTGCAGTTGCTAACATAAAATCGTCACCAACAATATTTACTCCTTCCCTGGTCTGTTTGAGAGAGCCGATGCCTCTACTAGAAACGCCAAGTTTAACACCTTCCCCGATAAGCGACTTCGCAATATTACCCATCGGAGTCGATAAGATTTTCGCTTTACCAATGAAGTTGTTTCCGTCTTCTTTGAGACTAATAATCTTGTGACTAACGCGGTCCAAATTAACAGTTGGACCATCGGGGTGTCCGAGTTCTCCAAGAGCTCTACCAGAATTGATGTGGTTTTCTGTGTATCTCTGAACTTCCTTTCTCAGTCCCTCCATTTGATACATTCTACCATTACGATTACAGATATTTCCTTGGAGGAAAATACCTTCAATGTACATCTGTTTCTTACCGCCTTTCTCTTCGACGATAAAATCTACTGATTCGATTTCTTCTCTGATAAGTTTCATTGGTTTCCTCAGGATACTTGTACTTGTTGGATATAAACTCTTCCAGTTCCAGATTGTGTCTTAGCTGCAACCATGATAGACTTTCTTAAAGTCGCATCAGGTGAACTAAAGACATCGGTGACTGAACTTGAATCGTGATCAACAACGATCCTGGTACTGAAATAACCACTCACTCCCGAAGAATTGTTGACACTGGATACAATTTTGTGACTAAAGTCGAAGTTTGATTGACCACTTACCGTTAGAGAAACAGCATCTCCGACAGCAAAGGGACTACCAGTTCCTTCAGGAAAATCAATAGTTGTCGTCGTACCAGTGGTGATACCTACAACTCTTTGAGCCATAACTGGACCAAGAGAGATTTCTTCGGAGTCAGTTGAACTCACATAAAAATTATCATGTGTTGCCGTAGGAAGAGTTCCAATAGCAACAAAAACTCCTGCACTCTCAGCAACGACTCGAATTGAATCTGATTGTTGAGAGATTGCCACTGACCTCGCAGAGGTAGTGCTAGTCGCAAATGTCGTATTAACACCTACTGGTTTTAACGCACTCATCTTCTTATTATAGTTTTATAATATCTATTTATTATTCTTCGGTCTCTTCTTCAGGTTCTTCAATAGAATCTTCTACCTCAGCCTGAACTTCCTCAGGACCATCGAAAATTGAAGCAGCGACATTGGGTCTACTTGCTTCAATTTTTTCTGCACTCTTAGCAAAAAGAATATCCTTAATTTTATCACTAATTTGTGATGAAGACTCGTCGGGACTGACGAGCATATCCATAAGTTCGTCCATTTCAAAAAATGTTACTACAACAAATATTTAGATGATACCACCTGGAGGATTTTGAGTTCCTGGTGCTTCAGGATCTTTAGGTGATGTTGGTGCCTGCATAGCATCTGGTGTTGCTTCAGGTGCTGGTGCCATTCCTGGATCTGCTGGTGCTCCAGTCATTGGATCAACCATGGCATTTGGATCAGGAATTATGCCATTCTCAATCTCTTTTTCGATCAACATATCCTGTTCCAGAATCTCTTCATCAGTCTGTCTGAGGATATTTCTTCTTACATAATCCTGAGAATAATACTTTCCAACATATGGTTCTGCAAGTTGTGCAAGATTTAGTCTTTCAGTTGTAAGTTCTGCTTCCTTCAGTTCAGCAAAGTGATTGTCATACAGGAAGTCATATTGAATATGATCAGCCATGTACTCCCAATCTTCAGGAGTAACCACATTCTTGAGAAGAAGTTGAGTCTTCAACATGTCGTTAAACATTGCTGAGAACCTCTTTCTCATTCTCCCAACAAACTTGGAGAACTTGATTTCATCTCTCAAGATTTCAGAAGAACGACCCAGTGAGAAACCACCTTCACCTTCGATTCTAGTCTCAGGTACATTCAGAGCTCTGTAGAGTTTTCTCTGGAAATAGTTGATATCAGTAATTTCACCAAGGTTTTGACCACCTGGAAGTGTGGTAATCTCAGTACCACGACCACCTTCACGACGAGGTAACCAGAAGTCTTCCATCATGGACATAAACTTCTTGTCATCACGCATCTCACCAGTGTTTGCGTCATAGACCATCTTGTTTCTATAACGCATCATGACATCACGAAGGTATTGTTCTGCCTTTACCTTAGGAAGATTACCAACGTCAATGTAGAAAATTCTACGTTCTGGTGCTCTTGAGAGTCTGTAGATAACAAGTGAATCCTCAATCATCATCAACTGATTGAGGGGTTTGATTGCTTTATGCATCCATGAAAGAGTCAAACCCTTGTTTCTGTCAACCAAACCAGAGGTACAATAAGCGATAGAATCACGAGTCATCTTGATTCCTTTCTGTGGATTACCCCCATATCCACCTCTGGCAGTCCCATTGTCGGGAGTATATAAGAAATACTCTTCAATTTCAGGGAAATTATATGCAGTTGGATTTGCAGACTGACCGAAGTCGTCCCTTACATTACCAACAGTTTTATCTTGTTTTTTGAGTTTACGGACATATCTAATCTTTGATGCATCAATATATCTCAGTTCCTGAATACCATCCTGAGGATTCTTTTGGTCGATGACCTTATTATAGTAAAGTCTTCCATCAATATACCAGTTACGGAAAATCTCATGAGCCTTCTTATCAAAGTCAAGAAGTTCACAAATATATCTAAACTCTTCTCTTACAATCTTTTTAATCTTATCACTTGCATTCAGATTCGACAGCTCAATCTGTACAGGTGAATCGTTAGTATCAGCAACAATTGCTTCGTTTACAATATCCTCAATCGCACTATCACACTCTGGATAGAGTGCCATTGTCCTATATCTACGAATCAAATCAGTCTCGTTTCTATAGAGACCTTCGATATCTAAATTATAACTACCAAAAAATCCACTACTGGCGAAGGCCTCAGATCCATCCTGATTAGAAGGAGGGATCGGAGAAACTACGCCAGGTGGATTCTTGTCGTTATCTTCAATTGAAAAACCAAATAATCTGGCCATTATATTTAAATACTAGACTGTCTTGTCTAGTTATTTATCATCGGATCAGGACTTCATTAGAGTTACCGCCAGAGTTCTGATCAGATTCACCGATCGTGAAGTACTGAACATCGAATGTGACATCAAACTCTTCAAGTTGATCACCATTATCATAACTCAGTTCGATTGCACCAACCTGTGTTGGGAAGATATCAAAGAACTTGTAAGTTCTTAATACTGCTGATTCACCACCACTGTTGGAAGTAGCAAATCTCTCAGCACCTCTACCAAGTTGAGTTACATATGCATCGGTCATATAAGACGATGGGTTGGTAACACCAGTTGCATCATCAAGCTTACTGATGGTGTTTGCCCATCTTTCGAATGCAGTTCTGAGTTGGAAGTCCTCATCGTTGATGATTCTAACTGTCCATGCATCGAACGTTCTATCACCAGCTACTTTAAGTTGTCTTCCTCTAAAAGGAACTTCAAATGAGTTGGTGTTTGAAGCAGGAAGCTGAGCAGCTTTACAAAGGAACTTGAAAGTGCCATTTTCTCCTGTTTCACCACTTCCCCATGCCTCTGTAATAGATGATGGGAAAGATGGAATTGAGACTTCAAATAGATTGGGGCGGGCCCCTCCGCCCGCCAGTCTCGTTTTAAATTGTGAAAGGGTTTTTGTGTCTGCCATTGGTTAATCCTCCGTAGTTATTTAATAAAATATCAAACAGTACCAACGACTTCCTGGAAGTCAACACCAGTTCTGGTAGCAACGAACGTCAGGGTGACGAAGTTGATAGACTTGGTTGGTTTCAAGAAGATGTCTGCTCTGAACTCATTGTTATCAATGACATCAGGTGTGTTGTTTGTTTCGTCACAAACTACCAGGAAATCATAGAGACCTCTCTTCGCTTGAACGTCACGGAGGTAAGGTTCGACGATGTTCACGAAATTAGCTCTCGTGTTTGCATCATTAAGTTCGAAGAGTTGAGTGTTAGCAGCTCCTTCAAGTGACTGTTCAACTGTGAGGAACAGTCTTCTGACGTTGATTCTGTCAAACGCGGAAGCGTAACCCAGTGCTGTCTTATCACCGAAGAGTACAGTACCTGCACCTCTCTGAGTAATAATTGAGTTGATTCTATCACCGTAGAGTTGATCTCTTTGGTTCTTAGTTGGGTTGAATGCCAGTTTGACGGCGTTGTTCAAAATACCTCTCTGGAGACCAGCAGGTGAGAACCAAGGATATGCCTCGATTGAAGTTCTGACACAAAGACCAGCAACGTCACCGTTAGTTGGAATATAACGGAATTGATTATTGAATCTGTCGAAGGTGTACTTGTAACCCGAATCTAAGATCGCGTAGGACGAAGATGCGATAGGGGCGTAGAACTGCAGGACGTTTTCTACCTGAGTATTTGAATTTGTGACGTTTACAACGTTTGCTCTGTGTGGAGAAATTGTTGCAACACAATCCTTTCTGTCTTCAGCGACTGAAATCAGGTAATTAGCCTTAGCTTGTGACTGATTTTCATTTCCAAGACCAGGACCCATGATCAGGTAATCTACTTCGATTTCATCTTTATTGGAGAAGTACCCATAACCTGTGATCAGATCACCGAGGTCAGCTTCCATACCACCATTTGCCTGGTAGTCAACACCACCACCGAGTGAGTAAGAAACAGAACCAAGAGCAGCAAAGTGATTATTTGCAGCGGTTTGGCCCCACAGACCCTGAGCATTTGTATATGGTGTGAAACTGGTTGAGAAACCAGAAGCAACAGGGAGTGTGTTACGATAAGTATCTTCTTTAATTGATGGGTTGTAACCAGCGAAGATATATTTTGAATTCAGTGCCAGGTAATCTTTGTAGAATGTCTTGGTAGGTGCATCTGCATCTGCCTCAGCATCAGAAGCTTTAGACAGTGAGAGGAACTTCTCAAGAATGTTGCCCTGAACACCAGTTACATCACCCGTATCGTCTACAACGACAACGTGAAGTGCGTCATTGCTTCCTTTTCTTTGAACAGCGTATTGAGTATCAACTGGTCTAGGAGCAATGTTCTTCCAATACAATGTGGAATTAGTCAGTCCCAATGTCTGAAGACCATACCAGTCTCTTACAGCACCTGCAGTAACTGTAGTAGAATGTGCGACTCCAGTTGAAGGAGTAATTGTTAAAGTATCTGCGGTTTTGAAGGAAGCACCGTCAAAGGATTGCTGATAATTAACAGGAGTAACTGTGCCAGCAGTCGAAACAAGGTTAAAGTATGTAATACCAACACCAATAGAGTTACCTGTATCGTCAATATTGGAAGCAACGGTTACTGACGTTGAACCAAAACTTGTGACCTTTTTAAGATTGGTGTTGTTTACAAATTGAACAAACTGAGTACCTGCATTAACCGCTGCTGTCGATAGACCTGCAGAACTGTTAATGAATACAGTGCGTTGCGTACTGGTGGTGATACCTGCGGAAAGCGTTGTAATACCAGTTGTCTGATAATCATCAACTCTCGGGAATACTCTTTCAAGAACTCTGACTTCAATTGAACTCTTTGAGTTCTGGGCATCGGTGTTAACACCAGTGATGATACCTTTCAGGTGACCAGTAAAAGTATTAACTGCACCATTGCCAGGAATATTGATACCCGTTCTTGCAACAGAAACACCAGCACCAACTACAAGGTTTAATGCACCAGGGTTGGTCGATGCAATACTAATCTGTTGATCAGCTTTGTTATCAATAGTACAAACTTTCAGACCATTACCCCAACGACCAGGGTTTCTGGTTGAGTAATAGTAAGAAGTGTCTGATTGATGATTGAGTTCGTAATCATCCTTATTCTCAATCAGTACGGTTGTGCTTGCAGTACCGACAGCAGCGTTAGCGTTGTTCAGGCTACCACCACCAACTCTGACAACTTTAAGGATTCCGCCGTAAGAGAGGAATGAACTACCTGTCATCCAGTACTCATACTGTCTATCAGTACCGATAGGTTGGCCAAAAGTATCCAGGAACTGTTGTTGAGTCTCGATAGTGATTGCTTCGTTTACAGGTCCGATTGAGAATGGACCAGCAATAGCACCAATGTTGTCAAGAACGTTTTCAGCTCTTCCAACAGTTAAGTCAACTTCCCTGACTAATACTCCTGGAGATAATTGAGGAGTAGGCATTGTTTATCTCTCCTGTGGGTCTCAGTTTAACTAATAATATTTAGAAATTTGACTGTTTTGAGAGGGTAAACAGGACGTAAACTTACCAATCAGGATATTCCCATCGAGACTTTGGGCACCTATCCCTTTTTCTTTCTTTGACACCTTCAATAAAACACTCTTTACAGATATAAGAATATGATGAGGGTACTGCCCCTCTATCTTTTCTTGTCCTATAAAATCCCTCTACTAAATTTTTTATTTCACCACAACTCTTACATTTTCTATCGGTTAAAAAAAGATGATTGAGTTCTAATTGTTCATCTAGATCCATTAGTAATCCCAGAGAGTCCAACCACCTGCAGTATTTCCATATTCATCCATTGTTGGAGCAGTGGTCCATCTATCTCCCTCATTATCAACAAACACACCCTCATCAAGACCATCGTTCAAAAATCCAAATGGAGCCATGTCTTGTTCGATTTGATTCTTCTGTTCTTCGTATAATCTCTTTCTAACATCTTGGTCCGTCAGTTCTTTAAAATAGTCTTGCGCAACTAACCACGCGTAGATGACTAGACACATTGCCAAGTCGTCGTTACATCCTTCTTCTGCTTCGAAAGAATTACCTTTTGAAATAAATGTAGTCAGTTCTGATATGATCTCATAGTCATTCAATAATAGTTTATTTTCTTCAATCATCGTCTTCAGGTTGAGAGATCCCACCTTCTTGACAGTCTTGGACATCTTTACACCAAGTTGTGTTTTAGTTCCAGAGAACCCTTGACCTACAACTTGACCTGCCCTACCTCTCATGGCACACATGAGAAGGTTTTGATACTCAAGATCATATTGAAGAATTGAAGCAATCTGATCTCCGATATCATTGACCTCACAGAGAATGAATGCATTGTTATATGACTTGGCAACTTCCCAGATGATATTGGGGAACAACATTGGTTTGATCGTATTATTACGATACTTGGCAACTACTTTATGTGGGAATGTTGTAATGTCGGCAACGATAAATGCAGAGTAATCCTCTCCGACACCTCTAGCAACGTCAACCGTAATTACATAATCATTTTCTTTCTTAGGTTGTTCGTGAACATCAAGTCCAGCATTTTGTGTAAGAGGATTATCGTAAACAAGAGATTTTAATTTACTGGGAGCAATCAGAGTATCGACAGATCCGAGGAACTCACACTCAAACTCAATCTTGAATTGTTGTTCTGATGTGTTCTTGATGGTCTGTTCTTTCCAGACTTCATCTCTACCTGGTACTTCCGACCAGTGAACGTCTGTCGGTACATATTCATTTGCACCCTTCTCCGCATCATGCCACATACGGTAGAAGTGATTCATACCGTGTGGGGTAGAGACGATGATTACCTTCGTTGATTTACCAGAAGTAATAGTAGGATAAACAGAGGCAAAGAACGCATCTGCAATATGGTTTGGAACGAAGGCGAATTCGTCGAGGAAGAGAATGTTAAACGACATGCCTCGGACAGCACTTGCAGACGTAGAAGCTGCCAATATCTTACTGCCATTTTCTAATTCGATGTTTCCTTTATTCCAGACCAGGATTCCTTGTTGCATCCATGTCGGGAGGTTTTCATATGCTGTGGCAAGTCTTGCAAGAAGTTCTCGAGCAGTCGTTGCCTTGTTTGCCAGGATACCTATATTAACACTATCATTGAAAATTGCGTAGTGTAAAAGATAAGACACACACGTTGTAGACTTACCAGTCTGTCGTGGCATCTTACAGATATTAAATCTGTTTTCGTGGAAGTTGTTAATTAACTTTTCCTGAAAGTCATAGGTCTTGAATGGTTGTAGACCGTGGTCCAGGGTTACAATCTGAACGTAATTTTGTGCAAAGTAAACTGGGTCGTCCTTACACTTAATATACTCTTCAATTTGTTCTTTAGTAAATTCAATCGGTGTATTCGCCTTCTTGAGAAGGGGATTACCAAGATATACGTCACTTGCCATAAATTATTATCCCTGATAGGCTACTGATGTTGCATAAACATCGGATGCACTTGAGTAAATCAAGTCCGATCTTTCTTTATGAATGATAATTGGATCTTTACCTCCCATATGGATACTTCCATATGTAACTCCGGCACCTGTTCGTATTTCCACTAAACGATCAGATGAGTGACTGTGTTGAACCATTACATATTCAGCACCTACTGTAGAACCAATACTACTATTTACTGAACCTGGAACAGATGATCCAGAACCAGAATTAACCTGTGTTGATTCGCCTAAAATTTTTACTACAAAAGCCATTTCAGCACTTCCACTTTCTAAGAGCCAAAGCCTTACGGGTTGGTCTACCCTTCTCATCCTTCATAGGTCCCTTCATTCCACCCATACGAGCACAGAATGATCTCTTTCTTGGACCACCCTCAGGTTGAGGTGCCTTGAGATCAGAACCAGGATTTTCTCTTTCGTATGACTTACGACCCTTTTCGTTCAGACCACCCTCAGGATTTTTTCCTTCTTTTCTCTGCCATGCAGCAGACTTCTCTTCAAGTTCTTCAACTTCCTCACTGACACCAACATTCAGAACAGAATCCGAAGGTTGGAATACTGTCTTGTCAAATCTCAAGAGGTTACAACCAGGATAGAACTTATCAAGAGCATCCTGTATTTCAGATCTCGTAGGATTTCTTACTTCGGGGAAGAAGAGTTTCATATTCATATACTTCCCTCTCCAAGAGAACGAAATCAGATAGATGTTTCCAGTTCTAGGAGGAATTCTTGTTGCCTCTTCAAGTGTAGGACACTCTTTCTTACCGTGAATAGGACACTCTTCACCTTTCTTGTTCCCCATACATGTTGCTTCTTCATTCTTGGGAACACAATTAGGGACCATACGGTTTCCCTTCTTCTTCATACCAACTTGTTTATGGGAATCCCAGCAAGGATCACCATCACCCTCTTTAACTTCTTCTACTTCTTCTTTCTTGACGCAGTTTGGATATCTCTTTCCAAACATGGTCTTCATACCTTTCTTCTCATATCCCTTCCAGCACTTCTCGTCAATTACCTCAACTTCAATACCAGCAGCTCTCATTGCTTTAATTTGAAGATCGGTAAACTCAGGAAGAGCCATGTACTCTTCTTTCTTGGTTGAGTTACCCCAGTTAGCAGCACCAACTTTACGACACTTCACCAATGCACCAGATGCATATGCAGAAGGCCATACAGAATAACGGGACTTGACCTTGTGATAACAAGCATCCTTGGTTCCAGAACCCTTACCCTT